CTTCGGTCGGCAGTTTGTCGAACCCGGCTTGGGCCGAACTGAAAGCGGAATTGACGTTGGCCGAACGCGCGAGTGTATTCCGGGCGATCGTGCTCTCATCATGTACAAAATATTCGTTTGTCATTATCTTCCACCTCTGACCTTGCGGCGCATGTTGTAATATTGTGTGAACCCACTGATGATGTAGGGCTCGGAATGGATAAGCTCTGAGCCGATGCCCAGCGATATATTCGTGCCACGGCCCGGGGTCCGCGAAACAGCCGTGCCGACGACCTGCGTATCCCAGTTGAATTCATCCCAGTTCGCCGCATCCCAGAATCCGCCGCCGCCTTCCAGATCGAACGAAATCTCTCCTACGCCGGGCTGGTCGGTGTTGCCGTATGAGAAGTCGGCCGTCATGTAGATGTCCGTGTCGGGCTCGGCCTCGATCTCGGCGTAAAGCCAAGAGAATATCTTAATCATGCCCGGGCTGCCTACATGATTGAAGGCAAAGCGCAGTGTGGCCTCGATCGCTGCACCGTCTGCCGATGTCCCGGCTTCGGCGCGGTACACGAATCCATCATCATCACCCAGGAGAACGACTTCCGAGCCGTCAACGTCTTCCTCGGATGTCGCGCAGCGCACGATGAAACCAAGCTGCATGGTGCTGAACGATGGCTTTTTGCCGCTGGCGTCCATGACCATGACGCTCGCATCCTCGTAAAAGCACCGATATTGGTTCTTCGACTTCACGCGAACGCTGCAAACAGTCTGCACTTCGCCCTTCTTCTTTGATTCGAGGAACGGCTTGATCGTCAGTGCCGACAATGTTGCAGCTTCGAAATCGCCATAACTCCTGACCGACGAAAGCTCGCGCACACCCTGCGTATCCATATAGATCGGGCGGGCAAGCATCTGGCCTGTGAACGGGTCGGCGCCGGCGTCATTCGGGTATTTGACGAATTCCCAGTCATCGATGCTCGTTCCGAACAGGATCGCGGTCTTGTTCCGACCTGTGACGACCAGCGTACCGGCATAATCGTCGAGGAAATTCGTGACTTCATCGCCCAGCCCGATCTCTGCCGCGCCAAGCACGGGGTCGAAGCTGTACGGCGTCGTCGTGCCGGAATGCTGGATGGATCCACCCGGGAAGGCGAGGAACAGGTGTTCTTTGAACACGGACACGCGCGAGGGGCGGTCTTCGGTCATGCCGGTAACGATCGGGGTGAAGGTATCACCATCCCATTCGAACGCCTGCCCGGTGCCGTATGCGGCATACAGGCGCTTGCCGTTCGTGGATCCGAAGAAGTTGTGAACGCGGAATGTGAACAGGCCGCCGGCCGGCATGACGTTTTCCGTGCTGTCAGCGGCAATCGTCGCGACATTCGAGGAACCGCTTGCGATATTCAGGTCTTCCGCCTGGAACGTGCCAAGCTGGCCGTACAGAACGATATACCCTGCCGCGTCGCCGTCCGAATAGGAGCCACTGGTCTTGATGATCCGCCGGACCTCCGCCGTCGCGCTCGATGTCGCACCGGTGACTTGATCGAGTTCGAGTATCTCTTCGCTGCCAGACGTGAAATCGACCACGCGGCCCAGATCCATTTCGACCCAGCCGGTGTGAGAACCGCGGAACATTTTGCAGGTCAGCGCGTCCTCTGTGTCGCGGAAACCGTAGCGGTCCCCCAAATAACTGATGGCCCCAAGAGTGGGGCCGGAACCGGGAAGGGCGGAAATCGGTAGTCTTGCGGTCGCAATTGCGTCTCGCTGCCATGTTTTGTCGTCGGTATCGTTTGTCGCCCCCCGCCGTTCCGCTACCCCGTCGCCGGTGGATACCGTTGAGAAAGATACCTGCAGGGGCTCATTGTCCTCGAACACATCGTCAAGCTGGGTGAGCACGAGATACCCCGCCGCAGTACCGGCCCCGTAGCTGCCGCTGGTAACGACTGCATCGACGAGAGCGAGTGCAGTCGCCTGACTGGTCAGACCGATCACTTCATCGCCCTCAGACACCGCCACAGAGCCCGCATCGAAGTTTAGCACCCAATACGTCTGCTTATGGGGCTCAGGCCGTCCGTCGACGCGCTCCCAGCCCGCCACACGCGCATAGCCTTGCGGGCGAGCTTCATGGTTCACGCAAGCAATCAGGGAGCCGGGCTGCTTCTCAATAGCCGGTGTGACCAGATCCATACCGCCGATGCACTTGACGCTGAACTCTTCGCTCATGCGAGGGGATCTCCCAGTTCAATCGGCGGCGTACAATCACGGATCAGGGATTGTCCGCCGGAACTGCGCCGGGCGCGGGAATTGGCGAAGGCCGTCATTGCCTCGTCATGTCCGTTGTAAAGCTCCAAGGCGTAATCAACGATAAGATCATGGAACCGGGCGGGCATAAGCGGCACATCGGCATTGAGAGCAAGCGTCTGGCTGTTGAGGCGGTACTCGCCCCGAACGGTGTATGCTGCGTCGGGCGTCGGCCCAAGGCAGAATTCCCCAGCCGGGGAAACTGCATATTCCGTAGGCCGGCCAGCGGTATGCACACCGATGTCATATACCGCTTTGAAGTTCCGCCAAGGCATGAACCGAAGCTGGTTCTCGTCTGCCTTGCCGGTCGCGGTCAGATAGATCGTCGCGGGATACCGACCCATCTGGGGATTATCGACCACCCACTCCGCGAAGCTGGTGATGTTCCAGCCTGCGGCGGTGTACCGAACCGTATCTGCTGCCGACTGTGCTTCGAATTCGCGATACATCCAGTCCCACGAACCAAGATGATTCTGGATGCGATTCCAAGCGTCGTTCACATACTCGACAATTTTCAGTTCTTCACCGCTCTGGTTAATAACCGTTGTCGGGCGTGTGCCAAAGATAGCGCCAGTTTCGCGCGCTACCTTCTGGCAGATTTTCAGATACGTTGCCATAACGCTTAGGCCGCTACGCGCTGCGACTTCGGCATTTCGTCCAGGCGGTGCCATTCCAAGATTGCAGCACGATCCGGCATTTCGATGACGTTGAACGGATAGGACTGCACGTTGCTGCTGGTTTCCTCGTCCGTTGTCTCGTCCGTTTCGAAGTGCGTCTCGACCGCATTGACCAGACCGAGATAGTACCGGTACGGCACGTCGATCGGCTTCTTGCGAGGCAGGAGCATGACGATGCCATTCACGCCGACCGGGATCGCGCGCTTGCCACCAGCGCCAGCCTGTTCGCCAATAATCAGCTTGACCTTCGGATCATTGGCCGAAATCACACCAGACTGCTGCTGGGCGATGGGCTCGGGATCTTCGGGGGTGTCCGCTGCGGCGACGGCAGGCGTCAGAGCCTCGTCCATCGAAGGTATGCTCTCGTCCGGTTCGTCGTCCTCGGGAACGGAGATTGTCGGCAGGAAGTAACACGCCGCGAGCTTGCTCTGGATGGTATCCATCCGGGCGTTTGTCGGGATGTTCAAGCCAATCGCTGTAGTGGCGAAATGCCGAAGCTGCTCTTCCGTCGCTTCTTCGATGGGAATTCGTTTCATTTTCGTCTCCTGAATGTTGCGCCTGAATCACTTTCCAGGCTATAAATAGACCGTTGATGCTTCTCCTAGCGTCAGTAGGGTGACGAAAGAGCCCCACCCCGGTTTGGACTGGCCGGGGTGGGGTTTTTCTTTTATCCTGATTACGCCGGGTCGGTCGTCAGAACGGAATAGATAACCTCGACTTCCGCCGTGGAATTTCCGCCGCCGCTAACCGTGAACTCGGCACCGTCATTGCTGATCTGCACCGCTTTGTTGTCGAGGGCGGTTTCGGCAACGATAAGCTCCGTCAGATTGCCGGAAAGCATCTGCGTGTTCGCTGCGGCGTCAACAAGGCCATCAGCTTCCGCCGCATCGAGCGTCGCACCGCCCGCATACTTGAGGATCAGGTTGCCGTCTGAGCCAGCGTCATCGAAGGCGGTTGAGACAAAGATCGTCCGAAACCGCCAGCTATGCACCATGATCGCGTAACCGGCGCCGGGAGCGGCAACCAGTTCGATGGGCGTCGCGGCGAGATTTTCCAGATTGGCCTGCGTAAGCGCGGTAAGCGACCGGCCCAGAACAGGCACGTTGTCGATACCGATGGGAGCCCAGTCGGCAGTGGTAAGGGCGGTTGCCTTGTACCAAGCGACTGCGACCGTATCGAGATACAGTTCACCGACATAGTTCGGGGTGACGGCGCCGATCGGCGTCACGATGCCAGAGACGTAATGCTCGCCGCGAGCAAGTGCCCGCAGGATCGTGTCGAGGGAGAGAAACTGACCACGGGAAGCGCGTCCGGCGGTCTGCAACATGGTTTTGTAGGTAAGGGAAGTCATTCGCGGTTTTCCTTATTTTGATATGAGGGGGCGGCCCCGAATGGAACCGCCCCTTTTCATTAGTGTCGGAACACCAACGGTAGCGTAGAGACGGCTGTTACCAGACGGACGTTTGCTCCGCACCGGCGACCGTGGCGGGCTGGTGCATACCGACATCGTTGCGCGATGCGCGATAGCCGAACAGCTTGCCGTTCGTCGAAGAGCCAGACGGGATCGTGAACCCCTTCTGGTAGTTGTTGCTCTCGTCGCCCTTGTACGGCAGGAGAGCAACGCTCGATGCGGCAGCGGCAGCAGTGGTGATGCCATAGACGACCTGAGCCGCCACGGTGACATCGTTGGTACCGCTGTCGTTAAGCCCGGCGTTTTCAGATCCGAACAGGCCGCCGGAGATATCTTCTTCGTCGAAGATAAACCAACCGGCGGCGTCGCCACCAGCCCATGAGCCGGAATCGAGGATGACTTCACGGATCTTGGCGGAGACGGTCGTGCTCGTCAGTCCGCGGATCGTGTCGCCCTTCTTGATTTCGGTTGTGCCACCGCTCGTAAAGGCGATGACGGGGTTGAGGAAGGCGGTCAGAAAGGGAGTGCCGTCCGTGAGGTTGAAAAGTTCGAGAACTTCGGGGATGAAACCGAGAGAGACGTTGAGTGCCGCTCCCGTTCCGTGGATGAAACCATTGCGCTGCATATGCAGTTTTCCTTATCGATGTTGAAGAAATCAGGGCGGGGAACTCAATCCCCGACCCTGTTTAGCCCTGTGCTTTACAGCGCAGTCGCGGCCACCTCCATACGCTGCATCCACGTCTCATTGAGACGTACCGCCGTATAGTAGGCTTTCCAGGAGACGTATCCGCGCTGGCCCATCGGGTCAGATTTGGACGGCGTTCCGGGGTTCAGCACCATCGGCTTGATGGCGTTGGCGCCCTTGAGCGGCACATGACCGAACGCTTCCATACCTAGGTAGAGCACGGGATAGACATCGGCGCTGGTCCCAGCGGTCGACACCATTTCCGTGCCGCTGCCAGACTTGGCCCCGCCTGCGTCCTCGAACGGCACCAGTTCGGGCGAGCACACGTAACGAACGCTCTCGACCGACCCCAGTTCCTCGGGGCAGATGGGCTGCCGGCTGCCGTAATTGGCAACAGAGAGGAAGCCCGGCAGATCCCGAATGTCGGAATCCAGGTTGGTATGAGAGACGGCGACGTACGCCGCTTCAACCGACTGGGTGCCGTATTTCGTCGAAGCGTCGAGGATGCGCGTGATCTTCTTCGCCTTCTGTGCGGAAAGCGACCGCGTGATGCCACGCTGACCGGCGAGGGTGATCGGCGTATTGACGCTGGAGCGCGCGGAACCGTTCGAATAACTGGCGTTCGTGCCAGCCTTGACGATGCCGTAGCAGACCATTTCCATCGTCAGCCCGGCCTGATCGCCCGCAAGCATCGATGCGTCCTTGAGCACCGGGTCTTCCGAGAGATCGTCAACCACATCGGTAATCTCGATGGGGCGGCCATACTGGCGCATGGTTGCAGAAACGTCTTCGTATGACATCTTCTGCGCGGTCGGTGTGATGCCTTCTTGCAACGGCACGGTTGCTGCCGCGAACGGGACGGGACGGCGGAATTTCACCGAGATCGCCTTGTTCTTCGGCATGGGTTTCGTCATTCCCATTTTACCGAGCACGATTACGGGCTCGGCGTATGAGAGCATTTCGTTGGCGGCCCAGGCAGCGGTACGCTGTCCGATATCGCCATAGGTTGTCGTTCCATCAGCCATGTGCGTAGTCTTTCTCGTTATGCCGTTTTGCGCCCAGCTAATTCGTCACTTTTGCGCTGGAAGTGGTCAAAAGCGTTGTCGAAGCTGTTGCCCGGCCCGTCGCCCGCCGCACCAGTCTTGCTGGGGATATCGGTAGACGAATTTAACCGGCGCTGTCTTTGCGCTTCTAACGGCGTTGGTTGGGGATCACCTTCGTCGCCTGCGTCAGCTTCGTCGGTGGGTGTATAGATAGGGAGATCCAAGCCCTGCTCGGCCATTTCTGCCTTGAACGTAGACACGATATGGGCAACCTCTTTTCCGTCGAGGGTATAGTCAGCGTTCTTCTCGACCACATCACGGACGTATTTCGGGGCGTTTTCAAACCATCCCATAAATTCGTCCGAACCCCGAATAGCTGAGTAATCGGGGTGAACGGCTAAGATCTGGGCTTCCTGCTCGTCAATGAACGCTATCTGTCTCTCACCAGAGAGATCAGCGAACGCGCCATCGAACGTATCCACCTTGCCTGTAACCATATCCATCTTGGCCTCAAGTGCCGCGAAACGTGCATCCACCGGCTCACCAATCTCGGGGTAATCGCCTTCGAAATCGGCCCACCCCTTCTTCGGGTCTGCTTCGGGATCTGCGTCAGCGTCTTCTTCGGCGGGGTCGGCAGCGGGCTTAACGTCCTGCTGTTCCAACCGAGCTTGCAAAGCGGCTGTTTGTGAGCGGCTCTCTTGAAGTGCTCTACTTAATCCGCCGACCGACTTGCGGTCACGGTCCCAACTCTGTTGCCCTTTCGTGGCGTCCTTATAGGCGGCCACTTGTTCGGGCGTCGCATTTAGCCAGAGCGGGTTGGGATCTTCTTCGTTTGTCTCTGCGGTCGCGGCTGGGTCTTTGTCAGCGTCGGCCTGGGTTTCGGTATTGTCGTCATCGTTCGTACCGGCGTCGTCTTCACTGCCAGAGAATTCATTGAACGCAGCGTCAAAATCGGCGTCTGCGCTCTCCACGTCTGGGCGATCATTGTCGTCCAGCGGCGGTAGGTCGGTATCTCTTTCAGCCATCGTTCCGGTTCTCCTGTTTGGCGTCTGGGCGATATTGCCCAGCGGCCGGGTAATTCCTAGTCAAACACAATGGGCACCCCGGAAGCATCCGAGACAGGCTCGTCAAGCTCCGTTGGTGCCACACCGAGTTTCAAAAGATCGTTGCCGAACTGTATGCGGCCCCTGAGCATGTCCATGTCGCTGCGTTCGCCACCAATGACGAGGCGCTTCATGCACCGCTCCCTGTCCGCGTCCAGAGCTTCCTTGAGCACATCCCATTCGAGGCAGTGCGGGGAAATGTATCCAGCCATCAGATATACCCTCCGCCCTTGCCCATATCAGGGTTGGCGGTCTGCACGGCCACCTCTGTTGCGATGATCCGTTCCTTGCTGTCCATCTGCATCCTGACCTTCTCAAGCTCAGCGGCTATCTGCTCAAGGCTGACGTTGCGGCCTTCCGCAAGCGCCATCATCTTACCGTCGCGCTCCATCTGGGCGATTTGCAGTCTGAATCCGCCTTCGGCCTCGATCATCTTAATCTTGCCGGTCAGTTCTATTTCCTCGGGCGACGGCTGCGGGTTCTCGGCGGCCTTGTCCGCTTCTTCCTTCAACTCGTCGTCGGTCAGCACGAACTGGTCGGCCTTGAGCATGTGAACCTTGTAGATCTCGCGGTATAGCTCGACATGCTTGGTCATGCCACCAAAGATCGGGTGATCTGCGAAATTCATCGCAAGCGCCATAAGGTTCTGGGCCTGCATTTCCCGCACCAGCAACACGGACGAACCGCGCGCCTCGATGTTCATATCGCCCTTGATATCGCCGTTGGGGCTGAATTGCATGTTCCAGTCGTATGCGCGCTGGATCGTGGGGGTCGTCAGATCGTCATCCCAGTTCTTCACGGCGTTGCGGAACACCACGTTGGAAGCGTTCATCAGCATCGACATACCAGTTGCGGTCTGTGTCATTTCCGAACTCTGATCTCCCTGCGCTATCAGGGGCATGTTCGTTTCGTCGTCGATGAACTTCATCGCTATATCAATGATCGCCATCAGATCGCCGCTGCGGTTCGGTATGTCGAAGATCTCGAACGGCTTGTTTCCAGGAGCTACGGTGCCGGTCTTGAGCCACACCTTGAACGGCGTGAACGAATAGCTGCCGTTCTGGGGCTCGACGGTTTCCTTGTCGACGACGATCTGCGGGCCTGCCGACACACCGGCATTGTTCAGCGTCATGCGCCACGCCGCGTTGACGGCCGACTGGCTGTCACGGGCGAGACGAGGAACGCCGCGACCGAAGATGCAGGTATCGTCCTTCTCGAAATTGTAGACCGAATACAGGCTGTCATTGGTTTCCAGCGAGGAAAGGCCGATTTTCAGAACCTTCCCCTGACAGAACCATATCTCTAGCCGTGTCTCTTCCAGTTCGTCGATGTCATCCAGTTCGACGTGCAGCCCGTCAACGGTCCCGCTGTCCTGCCCGGCGCCCATGCTCTCGATGATTATCCGAACGTCTGCCGGCTCAAGGCTGCCGTGGTACTCCCAGACGGTGAAGCGCCGCTCGTTGCCGGTATCACCGGTGCGGAGAATGGCGCGCAACTGGCCGATATACTCGGGCTGCTCACTCTGTGGCCCTTCGTTGAGAAGATCGCGGAGTGCCTGCTTGCTGAACCCCGGCATTTTCGCCATCGCGCGCAACTGCTTCCGGTTCTGGGAATGGCGCTCGAATTCGAATTCGCTCTCGGCCATCGTTGACGCCGACATATCGGGGAAGAAGTCGAATGGGTTGGTCCGATGGTACGCCGGGCGGGGGTCGCTGTTGTTTTGCAGGACGTAGACCTTTTGGATGGGATCATAACCCCAGCCGCGCTTTGTCCTGTTGCCTGCGACCGGCCCCTTCATAATCCCGCTGCCTATACGAACGGCGTCACGGATTGATACCCGGCACTTCGAGTTGTAGTTGGCTTCGACAAGCTGATCCTCGATCTCTTCGCTCATGCGGGCTGCACGGTCGCGAGCCTCGGCAATCAGTCCCTTGGCGGCCTTGGCCTGCTCTGCCCCATCCGGCGCTTCCGCGGCCTTCTTCGCCTCGTCCGTCAACTGCGGGACCGGCGTGGGCATGATGCCCCAGTTCTTGTCGTCGGTCGGGAACAGCATGTCCGATAGCCGTGCTTCCCAGCTATGGCACTTCGGGCGGGTCATGTTCGCGAAGAGGCGGGATTGGTTCTTCTCGCGGAGTTTCTTCTCCGTTTCGTGGTCGTACTGCCCGTAATACTGCTGCAGGTCTTCTATCCAGCGGTCTTCGATGGTCTGCCGGCGGCTCTTCTGCTCCGTGGCGAGACGTTCAAGGCCATCCACGATTGACGCCATTGCCTCAAGCTTCTTCTCGACATCGATCGCGGGGTCGCGCCCGTCCTCGTCGCCAGTCTCGATTGCTTCGCTGTAGGCTTGGTCGTTCATCAGTATCCCGCCCTAGAGTCCGCTGCTTCCACTTCCCCCACGATCCGCTTGACCGGGGGGAGCTTCGCTATCTGGATTCCATTCCTCATTAGCGTACAAGACGCTAGGACTAGAGGGCTGGTCTTCGGCATGACCTTACCATTTAAGTCCCGTCTGAAAACAGCAAATTGTTCCCGCCAGTCTTGGCACGTCGAAAAAACCTTCACCTGCCCATTGCTCATCTTCTGCCATGTCGCCGCAACGTCAGCTTCCACGGGGGTTAGCGACATCGCCATCTTGATCCCTGCCTGGCGAAACCGCAGCACTTCCGCTTCCGTTTCCTTCTTCGTTCTGCCCTGCCCGACCGCCGACACGATGCCCGGCACCCACACGCCGCGCGCTTTCATGGCGTCCGCATGGGTCGATATGTCGGCATGTTCCCGGCAATGCTCGGTGTAGAGGTACGTTGTCGCCGTGCCGGGGTCCGTCGCTGCCCAGATCACCTGAGTACCAGTCGGGGTGTATTCGAGCCCGAACACCTTCGGCCAGTGCGCCGGGATCTCGAACGGATCCACTATCAATTGTCCGTCAGCCATCGGGAATACCTCTCCATCGTCGATTTCTCTCATTGTGAGCACCAGAGCGTCAGCTTCATCCGGGCTGCGTATGCCCAGCTTCGCCATGACAGGCTTGCTCGTCGCCATCCTCTTGCCCTTGTCGTTCGTGTAGTACGTCCAGCTTGATAGCTGGGTTATGAGCTTCTGGCAGTCGTCCGGCAGCACGATGCAGTCCTCGATGGGATGCTCGAACCCGGCTATCTTGTCCCCGGTCAGCCATAGGTACAGTTCGTGCGACCGCTGGAACCTCTCCCGCGTCACCCACCACAGCTCAATCTTGAGGTTGCCGAACATCTCCTTCGCCGTTCGTCCGTCCGGCCATACATTATCGGTCGGCGGATTACCTGTGTTCACGCCCTTTACCCGCATCGGCCCGGTATCGGCGTTCTTCAACGTGCTCGCCACACCAGCGCCAATGCCCGGCGCATCATAGTTCAAGTGTTGGCTGTTATGGATCCGCGCGTGTTCGAGCCCCTTGAAGGCCGTGTTCGCTGTATCCGGGTTGCCCCACGATTCGAGTGGCATGACGACCGGCCCCTTACGTGTGACCGCCACCGATGCACCCTTGCCACCGCCGCCCACGTCCAGCCCGGTGATACCTTGGAAGGATGGCTTGACCTCGATCAGCTTCTTGAGCTTCTCCGACGACGCCACCCACCGTGCCGGGATGATGATGCCTTCGACCGAAGCGGAGTAGTCGATGTCGTACTCGCTCGCGAACACATGCTCGTCCGTGGTCCGGCGCTTCTCCTTTTCCCAAGCCGTGTCCTTCCTCGGGTCGTCGGTGAAGTGGAACCTGAATACCGGGATCTGCCCGCTGTGCGTCTTCCGGGCGAAGACGTTGCCCATGCCGTTGACCGTGCTCGCCCAGATCGCGCAGTCCGTATTGCCGGTGACGGCCGCGTCGACCATTTCAGCTTGTTCGAGGAACGCCCCTTCATCCACGATGTACATGGACGACCGGCCCGACCGGCCCATGTTCTTGCCGCCCTCACCGGTGATTGCGCTCCCGGTCGCCGGGTTGATGATCCTCATGTACCGGCTGTGCTCTCCCTCGTTGAACCCGGCTGGGAGCATCCACCACGGCAAGTGCCGCATCATGATCCTGATCTTTTGCAGGATCGTGTCGGGATTGTCGAGTTCGTCCACGTCATCCGTGGTGCGAGAACCGAATGTCGTCTTGAAGCCCGGCTTGAACAGCCACCGGTGCAGGGCATACGCGCCGCATAGATACGTGATGCCCATGTCCCGGCTCTTCTCGACCGCGCCGTCCTCCGCGCCTGTCTCCCGCTTGAGCATCCACTCCATGAACTCCGCCTGCCGGGGGAACAGGTCGAACGGCACCATTGCCGGTTCGTTCATGGCGATAAGGCGCGGATCATACGTCCAGAGCCAGTCGTTGCACCAATCGACGATGTTGTCCGCGCAATGGGCCCGGATCGCAGCCCGCGTGAACTCCCGCTCTTCCTCGGTGCCCTCAGTGCTTGACCGTAGTAGGGTGCTGACACGCCGCTCTATAGATGTCTGCAAGCTCCTGCGATGATTTCCCGCTGATGTCTGCGAGGGTGACGCTGTGCTCAACGGCGGATTGGATGGCCCCGCCGTTGATGCCGGAGACTTCGACTGTACTGATAACGCCATAACCGCGATCCTTTGCCTTGCGGGTGAGATAGAACTTGATGGCCCACGGCTCTTCGGCCTTGAGCGCCTTCAACAGCCCAGTCTCGGCAATGTCCTTGGTTTCCTCTGCGACCTCGCCGCGATGCTCTTTCAGCTCCGGCCAGCGTTCGAGAGCGTTGTACACCGTCGCACGGCTGCATGATGTCTTGTTCCGCTTGGCGAGCACGGCGGCGGCCTGCGTTATCATCCCGGCGGCCTCGGTCAGCGCGTTAGATATCTGGATCTTCGTGAACTTGGGCTTGGCGTTGCCCTTTCTCTTCGCAGCGGGATTGCGTCTAGCTGGCTGCTTCGTCGGGGCGGGCTTTGTCATAGCCGTCTCCTTTTCCTAGTTTAGAATGATCGTAATTGTTTCCCGGACTCCGGGATTGTGCCTTAAGTGGCTGTAATCACACCGTTAAGTGCTTCCTTATTTTCGGCTTATGCATCCTCATTTGCCATGAAATGAGCATATTCCGGGGTATACATATGCATGACCATGTGCTTTATCCCGTGTGCGATGCCCGCGATATACGTGTCGGCAAGCTCCGGGTTGGTGTTCAACAGGTTCGCCCACGTCGCATGGATAAGCGGGGTCACGCCGTCTTTAAGCCTGCCAACCTTGACGCCGCCCTGATAGATGGCGAACTCACCACGTCCGACGAACTCGATCCGGTCCGGCCTGGGCATTTGCCCATCTCTCTCCGCTACCTCGCGCTGATATGCGTGGAACGCCGTTTCCAAGTCGTCCAGTTCGTCAGCCGCGTAGATCTGCTCTTCGCTCTCGCCCATCAGTGCGGACCAATGATCGGCGCTATGACGTGTGAACGTGTTCCATCCCTCGCCGTCAGTCGTGACCGCGTGAACGTCTGTCGCAATGGCTGTGATAACTTTCATTGTGCTCTCCTTTGGTGACGATCCGGCGATTTACGTCTTAATGCCCAATCGTGCTGTTGACCCCGTTAATGGCTGAACTGGTCTAAAACGCCTTCCCGTAATTAACTTGCGCTTAATCGTGTGCGGCTATAACGTGAACTCGTTTCAGTCCAACAACAGGAGATTAGCACCAATGGACCCATTAGACACATGGCTTGTTCTGGGGATGTGCTGGACGGTGGTTATCGGCGGTCTGTTCTATTTCATTGATAGGCACACACCTTGAAGCCGGTCACGCTTTCGAACGGTATTGTTCGGCGCGGTCGGGGGCGCGTTGAGCGTACCTTGCGGCGTTGGTACTTGTACCCCGGCTTTCCCTGTCTCTGTGTCTTGGGCGCGGTCCTCGTGCTCTGGGGCGTGTCTGTCGTTATCGCTTTCACCCACTGATCTAGGAGAACAATCAAATGGCTACCTCTACCAATCGTTACAATGTCTGCACCAATCGTGGCAATCGTCGGGTTTGGTATGACGCGACGTTCATCACGGGCGGCAATGCGGCGGTCATTGAAATCCGCCCAGCGGCGGCGGCCTAGTGCCGGGCTTCATGTTCGATCCGTGGGTCATCAGCGCGATAGTGTGCGCGATGGGCGCGTTCAACTGGCGCATCGTTAGCCTGCTGGGTGACGACTGATGCGCGCTGCATACCCAAGGTACTTCAAGACCCCAGAAGGTCGTGCCGTCAGTGTCCGCGCAATGGGGGCTGCCCTGCGCGCCATCAGGAGCAACCCCAGCGCCGACTATCCCGGATGGAATTGGTTTCCCACCCCCGGATATCACATCCTTAAATCGTTCCGTGACGGCCTTCACGACCGGATCAATATGCGCGCGGGCTGATATAGACGATAGGGGCGGGGCTTCGGCTTCGCCCCCTTCGCCTGCACCAGTCCCGGTCAGGATCACAGGAGAACCAGTCCCATGCCACACCATGTCAAATTGAACATCACCATCGATAGCGGTAATTCCGTGTTCGATGAAATGCCTATATCCGCCCTGATATCTTACTCACAAAAATCGCTGACACGGATTGTCGCCAAACTCGCGGATAATGGCAGCGTCAACGGGCCCATCATGGACAAGAACGGCAATGCCATCGGCACCGTGTCAGCTTCCATCGAGGTCACAGAATGACGACCTATAAAACCGAATTCCCCGGCTTCGTGTTGAGCGATCAGGACACACCGATACCAGAGGACTGGGTGGATATTAGCTGGGGTAATGACGGCTGCCCGTGCTGGAATGCCGGATTGTGCAACGGCAGCGAGATCCGCGTATGGGTCGATTACCAGAACCCCGCTGACCGGCAGCAAGATGTCGAGCACCGGTTCTCTGTTCAGGTTGAGGATACCCTCACGTACCACGATACCGACGATTGGGCAGAAGCCCTGTTGACGGTCGCGAAGCTGCAGATGGGAGACGCCGCGATCGTGCCTAGCCGCGATAGTCGTGACGAGTACCACGCCCGGATGATTTATAAGGTGTCCGTGCTG